TCATCTGTTGATACTGTTTTAAAAGTAAGTGATTTATTAGATGGTACAGGTACTGCTAAAGGAAGTATAAGATATTATAGTTAAAAAATAAAAAATGTCAGGTAAGAAAAAAGCAGAGAAAGCGGCCGCATCGGCCACTACAGCAGCTAACACAGCTAGTACAGCTGCCGCTAGTCAAACTGATAGTCAAACTAACGCTGCTTTAGAGCAAGCAAACTCCGCCGCTTCTCAAACAGGAGGTGATATTGGTTCTCCTAATGTTGATCCTAACGCTACTAAAGGTCCTGGGGGAAGAATTATACAATTTGAAAATTTTGGATCTGATTATGTCCCTGCTTTTCCTTATTTAAATGATCAATTAATAATAAACTCAGGTAGAGTTTTACTTAACTCTAAAACTGATTCAACAATGCTATTTGGTAAAAGATCTATAGCATTATCATCAGATGGTACTTTAAATTTTGATAGTCGTTTAAAATATATTGTTAATAGTCCTAGAATTGAATTAGGATTAGGTGACACTGGATCTGTTGCTTTAGGTGAACCATTAATAGATTATTTAGATAAATTATCTACAGGTCTTAATGATTTAGCAGTTGAATTAGCAAAAGTATTTAATACAGGTAATGATAGTCCATTCCAAGGTGTGAATATACAAGCAGGACGATTAGTAAATAAATTAAAAGAATTAGATACTATAAAAGGAAGTTTAAAATCTAATGTTGTATTTGTAGGTAAAAATATTGTTACTACTGTTGCTCCTTCTGTAACAGAAGAAGTTCAAACACCATCACAACCACCACCTGACAATTCAGAAGGTGGTTATACTAGTAAAGGTGATCAACAAAATGAAGAAGATCAACAAAATAAAAATAACCAACAAGATAGATTTGAAAAAGCCCCAGGTAAAGGTATTGGGGCTGAAAGAGATGAACAACCTCGTAATTATTCTCCGGGTTCTCAAGATACATTAAATTCAAATACAGGACCATCAAACAATTCATCAAATAATCAACCCGCTCCTGTTGTTAGAAGAGCAGGTGGAGATGATGGACCTCAAACAGCTAGTCCAACTCCTGAAGAAAATAATCCTTCAACATATAAACCAAAACGTCCTGATCCTACACCTGCAGAAGAATTATAAAAAATATTATTTATTAGAGTATGGCATTCGCTAAATTATCACAAACTATCTTTAAGGGCATCACTGATGCTGAGGCTAGTCTTAACAAGACTATTAATAAGGTATACTCTAATATTGACGAAATTAAAGATATTGATTTATGTCATATCTTAGAATATATAGCTAACCAAGCTGGATCTGCTGCTATTAGTAATAGTAAAACAATTAATGATGTAAAAACATTGGCTCGTACACTTGATAATTTTATTAACACATTTCAAAAGACATATCCGTTAACTACTCCGTTAGTTCAAGCTAAACAAATACAAGATTTAGTTGATAGTTTAAATTCAATTCCCGCTATTGAACCTAGTGTAACTCCTCAAGGACCTAAAATTAATAATCTATTTAAATCAGCAGCTGATAAATTAGCTCCATTTACTGATTCTAAAAATTTAACTCCTAGAAGTATTAATACAGTTATTAACTTGGTTAAAACTATTAGAGGTACTTTACAAGCTGTAGCTAGTATTACTAGTCCTGCTGATTTGTTAGGTATGTTAAAAATTAAATTAGACTTAAGTAAATTACAAAAATTTGTTGACCCAACTAAATTAATTCCTTTTCTAACTACATTATTAAATTTATTACGTGGTATATCTAATGTTATTCAAGTTATAATTAATTTTTTACAACAAATTAAAAACATAGTTAATCTATTAAAAACTATTGTTACTGTTATTAATGCTGTTATTTTAGCTGTATATGCTGTAACCGCTGTTTTACCAACAATGTTTTTAACTGCTGGTATAGTATTAGGATTTGAAAAAATACTTAAAACCATCCAGAAAAAAATTCTAGATCCTCTCACAGCTGTATTAACTGAAATTGATAATGGTCTAGCTTTGATTATAGGTATTTTAACCACCATACAAAACTTTTTAAGTAAAATTATATCAATTTTGCTTGATATAATAAATCAACTTCAAAATTGTAATGATTTAAGTGTTTCAACATTGTTAGCAGACTTTAAGAATACTATTGGGTCCTTACTAGGTAATTTAAGAGATATAGATTCAGCTATATTCGACTTTACAGCAGGTAACACAGACCCAGGTATAAATAATGCTTTAAATCAAAGATATAACGATTTAGGAGGAAACACAAGCGCTTCAGATGCTTTAATAAAAAATATTTTACTTAACGATAATCAATTTAATAATCAAAATCCTGTACTTCAAGTCCTACTAGACCAAAATCCAGGAAAATCATTAAATGAAGTATTATTAGGTCAGTTTGGTTTTAATAATAGTAATGCTCTATTAGATCCATCTTCTAACAATTTAAATGGAATTAAAACTAATACTGATGGATTAACAGGTAATGGTATAGGAGGAGCTTTAACACCTACTACTATTCCTGGTGGTAATAATGGTTTATCCTTTGATAGTAATGGATATAATCTTAATGATTTAAGTCGTTTGAATCGATTAGGTTTGGGTAATTTAAATAAAGATAGTACATTTGGACAAACCGGTGATCGTAATGTTAATAATTTAAATAATTTAAAAAGACAAGACTTACTTGATATAATTAATCGTTTACAAAAAGATAAAAAAAATCAAACAGAACTAAATAGTTTAACTAGATATTATAAAGGTTTAACATTAAAGATAATTGTTGAAGAGATAGTTGACAATGGTATCACTTTAAAAAGACGATACGGAATTGCTTTAAATAATAAAAGTATATTAGTCACATCAACTGATCCAACATACGCTACTAATATTGAAGTAATATTCAATGAACTTATTTTTAGAATTGATGTTGGTAAATTAGGCGAGCAAAATAATAATAGTACAAGTACTCAAATAAACAATTTAGGTGTAGGTGATGTATCTCAAGCTAGTAACTATAATTTACAAAGTAGTACCATGGCCGATATTAAAAATCAAGTAACACAAATACCAGCACTAAAAAATATATTAACATCAACAACTAAAAAATTAGCTATTAGTATAACACAACGTGATAGAATAGTTAAAACATTACTTAATATTGGGTACACTAAGGCTGAAATAACAGATTTATTAAAAAGTAAAGGATATAGTGTCGAAAATTTAGTATAAAATATTTATATATATGAAAACAGATGAATTTTTAAAACAATTACGTAAAATTATACGTGAAGAAGTGGAAATGGCGTTGGATAGTAGGTTAGAAACATTGAATGAAGTTAAACAACCCACACAAACTAAACGTGTACCTTCAACTCTTTCTAGTATTTTACCACCAAAATCACAACCTAAAAGGAGTCTTCCCGTACCTGACGTGAAAAATCCGTTATTAGCTAGTATTCTTAACGAAACTGCCATGACTATGACAGGAGATGATTTTAAAACAGCAATTAACGCGGATGCTAGTATGGCTCCTAACTTTATGGGTATGATGAAAAATAATATGCCTCATGCTACACCTGTAGTTGAATCTGTGGAAAGTATGTTAGCCTCTACAACACCAACTTCTGATATTAACGCAGTACAAATAAACGCTGTACCTGATTTCTCAGCAATAATGGGTAAATTTAAAGAAAACGGTAAAATATAATGGCACGTATAATTAAAAATATTAATCCATTAGATCTAAAACCTAGTACAGGTATTGGATTGTCTTTACCATTTAATGGTCCAATTGGATTTAACCTTAATTATACTACTAAGGATCAATTCCGTAATAACATACTTAATTTTTTATCTACTGCTCAAAGAGAAAGACCGTTCCAACCTAATTTTGGAGCTAATCTTAGACAATTCTTATTTGAAGCAAATGATGATCTAACTATAGGTGAAATAAAATCTTCATTACAAGATAGTTTAAATACTTATTTTCCTAATGTAGTGATAGATAACATTGATATATTACAATCTATAGATGCTTATCTTATGAATGTAATTATAAAATATACAGTTCCGAACCTTAACTTAACCGACACTTTAACACTAGAATTTAATAATGGCAACAGTCAATAACAATAAAGCAGTAACGTATTTAAATAAAGATTTTAATACATTTAGACAAGCTCTAGTAGACTTTGCTAAGACATATTATCCTAGTACGTATAATGACTTCTCAGCAGCCTCACCAGGTACAATGCTTATTGAAATGGCATCGTATGTGGGTGACGTTTTATCTTATTATGTTGATAGTCAAATACAAGAGAACTTTTTACAGTATGCTAAACAAAAGAATAATTTATATACTTTAGCTTATATGTTTGGTTATAAACCAAAAGTGACTAATGCCGCTGTAACTAATGTAGACATATATCAAATTGTACCCGCTAAAACAACAGGTTCAGTTGTTACTCCTGACTTTGATTATTCTTTAATTATACAAGAAGGAAGTCAACTTCAATCTAATTCTAATTCTGATGTTGTATTTTATATTAAAGATAAAGTAGATTTCTCATTATCTGGTTCATATAGTCCTACATCTGCTTCAATTTATAGTGTAGACAATAATAATGTTCCTACATTTTATTTACTTAAAAAATCTGTTGAAGCATTATCCGGTACACCTAAATCAACTACTTTCACTTTTGGCGCTCCTACTAGTTTTCCAACTGTGACAATTGGAGATACTAATATTATTGAAATCACAAGTGCATCAGACAGTGATGGAAATGTATGGTATGAAGTACCTTATTTAGCTCAATCTACAATTTATAAAGAAGTTCAAAATACAGGTGCAAACGATCCTAACTTGTCTCAATATAATAATAACGTTAATTATTTGTTGAGATTAATCAAAACAAGTAAACGTTTTGTAACACGATTTAACTCATCTAACCAATTAGAATTACAGTTTGGAGCAGGTTTATCTACAAATGATAATAAAGAAATTGTACCTGATCAAACTAATGTTGGTATGGGAATTTATGGTGGTGTTAATAAATTAACAACTGCTTTTGATCCTTCTAACTTTTTAGTAAGTGATGCTTATGGTATTGCTCCTTCTAATACTACATTAACTGTAAATTATTTAGTAGGTGGTGGTGCTATTTCAAATACATCTGCTAATACATTAACTGTACAAAGAAGTATGACAACAGCATTTGTTGGTACTAATTTAAATGCTACATTATCTAGCCAAGTAATAGCATCTCTTGCCTTCACTAACCCATCAGCTGCTACAGGTGGAGGAGATGGAGATGATATAAATGAATTAAGATTTAATACTATTTCTCAATTCCCAACACAATTACGTGCTGTAACTAAAGATGACTATCTAATTAGAGCTTTAAGTTTACCTTCAAAGTATGGTGTTATATCTAAAGCATATGTAACTCAAGATTTACAATCAGGTAATAAAATGGCTGATCCGTTATCATTATCTTTATATTTGTTAAGTTATAATGTTAATAACCAATTAACACCAGCATCTCCTGCTCTTAAAGAAAATTTAAGAACATACTTATCACAATATAGAATGTTAAGTGATGAGGTTTTAATTAAAGATGCATTTATTATTAATATTGGTATTGATTTTGATATTGTTGTAAGACCTAACTACGTTAATAGAACAGTATTGGCTAATTGTATAGACACATTAAAATCATACTTTGACGTTACCCAATGGCAAGTTAATCAACCAATTATTTTAGGTGAGGTATATAGTTTATTAGACTCAATAGATGGTGTGCAATTAGTACAAACTGTACGTATCAATAATTTAGTTGGTGAAGGTGCTGGTTACTCTCTATATTCTTATGATATAAATGGAGCTACATTAAAAAATGTTATATATCCATCACTAGACCCGTCAATCTTTGAAATAAAATACCCAGATACCGATATACAAGGTAGAGTAGTTACATACTAAGAGTCCAACTAATTTATATTTATATTTAGAATACTCTTAATTATGGCCGTTTACAAAATATTTTCTGAAAAAGACGCTGCGATTTACTCAGACGCACCTACTCAAAATACAGGTAGGGACGAAATATTAGACATATCTTCATTTAATGCGTTGAATGTACCTGGTTTAGGCGAAAACATTCAAGTGGCTCGCGCTTTAGTACAATTTCCATCAAGCGAAATAAATGATTTAATTTCTAACAATGTTACAGGTTCATATAAAGCCTATTTAAAATTATTTTTAGCAAACGGCTCTAATGTACCTGTTAACTATAACGTTAATGCTTATCCTATATCAGGAAGTTGGAATATGGGTACAGGTCGAAGAAGCGATTCACCCATTACAACTAATGGTGTAAGTTGGAAATATAGAGATAGCGCAAATGGTGCTACATCTTGGCTTACCTCGCCATCAACCCCAGGAGTGACCGCTTCATATAGTTCAACTACAGGTGGTGGTAACTGGTATACAGGTTCAGGAGGTGTTAATTTAAATTCATCTCAATCATTCACTTACACAACTGATAAAGATTTAAGTATTGATGTAACTAATGCTGTTATATTATGGCGTAGTGGATCAATAGTAAATAATGGCTTTATAATTAAACAAGATACTGCTATTGAATTTAGCACATCTTCATTTTTCTCTACTGCTTATTTCTCAATGGATACTCATACTATCTACCCACCGCAATTAGAAATTAAATGGGATGATTCATCATATGTTACAGGTTCATTTAGTATATTAACTAATGGTAACTTTGTATCAACATTGGCTAATAACAAGGGTAAGTATAATATGAACTCAAAACAACGTTTTAGAGTTTACAACAGAGATCAATTTCCTGCTAGGACATTCGCAACATCTTCCGTATATTTAAATAACAAATATTTACCTACGTCTTCGTATTGGTCTATTATAGATAATAAGACAAACGAGATAGTAGTTGATTTTGACACTAACTATACTAAAATAAGTGCTGATGTGACAAGTAACTATTTTGATGTATATATGAATGGATTAGAACCAGAAAGATATTATAAAATATTAATAAAATCAGTATTAAGTGATACTGAAACAGTTGTTATTGATGGTGAAAATTATTTTAAAATAGTTAAGTAATGGCCAATAATGTTAAACTAGCTAGACAAGTTTTTGGTAAGGGAACATATCCTAGAGTTATTGATACTAACTTTCGTCAGTTTATTGTTCCTTCTCCATTTCCTACACCTGGTATTTCTATTGAGGACTTTTTTACCGCTTATGATGATTTATTTTATCAAATACCAATTGAAGGAAATGTAAATTCACACAAATATTTGATTCAAAAAAGTACAGATTATGTTGGTGCTTTACAACAATCATCTGAAGTACAAGCTTTATTAGCTGAAATTAACCAATTAAGACAAGAAGTAAACGACGCTAACCAGACAATAGCAGATCTATTAGCAGCAGTATAATATGGCAGTTACAATAAAAAATATTAATGACGCTTACGTCTATCAGCTCTACAATCCGCAAGATGAGAACCTGATAAAGTCAGTATACATTTCTCGTAATTTTGGTCAACCCGAAGATTACATTGAGTATAATATCTTTGATTCTAAAGGTATTTTACTTACAACCACATATGATATAGATACTTTCAGAACAGTTAATCCTGATCCTGAAACTAATTTATACACTACAATTAAATTCGACCCCGAATTTGATGTTAAAAGTGAAGGTTTTAATACAGGTAAGGTTCAAATTACTTACAACGTATTTAGAAAATTATTCAAGAGTGGTTTACAAAACTTATTCTGGATTAAGGATATTTCCACAGATAGAACTGAATTAAAAATTTATAGAAACGATTTATCAAATCAAGAATTACAACAATTATTCTTTGAATTCAATACGTTATTTGTTTCTAAAGCATACTATCAAGACTTTCTTTTAAACTTTGGTGACGGTATTAATCTTATTGGTGTTAATGTAGCATACGTTGAGGATCCACTTCAATCTTACCTATTAATTAAGTTATACGAACCATTACCTGCTCGATTTGGTAAAAAAGATACTTTTTGGATTGTTGACAGGATTTCTGATCCTATTACTTTTGAAGTAACTAGTATTATTGAGGAAGCACCTATTGGTACTACATTTTTACCTTTAAAAGGACCTAACTTTAATATTGATATTAACGAGAAAGCAAGTCAAACTACTCCTTATTTCAATTACACAGAATTATTTTCATCTCCTGTTTCATCATCTATACAACAACTTAAAAGTTACTTAGATGTTAAAGGAGCTAATATTAATATTGATTTTTCAAATTATACTAATTTTGTTCATTTTTCATCTGCTCAAAAGCGTTTAGATAATTTTGTAACAAAGTTAACTTCAATTGAGTCATACCAAAATGACTTAAATACTTTATCTAATCTTACTTCATCAGCTAATCATATATTCACTACTGCTAGTGTTGCTACAACACAAGCATTGTTAGATAATATTATAACTAAGTTTGATGAATATGAATATTATTTATATTTTGAATCTAGCTCATATGCTTGGCCTAAAATAAATTCAACCGCTCCTTACTTATTATACTCAGTAAGTAGTTCTCAAGGATCTACCTTTTATGTTAATCAATCAGTTAGTGCTTCAACTCATGATTTAACTAACGAAAATTATTTATTTAATTTATTACCTCAATACGTCAAAGATAACTCAGATAACTCAAACATATGGACATTTGTCTCTATGATGGGTCAACAATTTGATGAGATATGGTTATATATTAAAGCTATAACTGACAAGTATAATACTGATAATAGAACTGACTATGGTTTATCTCAAGATCTAATAGCAGATGCTTTACAATCATTTGGTATTAAATTATACACTAACACTAGCACTAATAGTGATCTATATAGTTCATATCTTGGCTTAACACCATCAGGATCATTATTACCTACCACAGGTTCAGAATTAATTACAAATTATGTGACAGGTTCTAACAAAACTACACCAACTTACGATCTTACTACTGAACTTTATAAGAGATTATATCATAATTTACCATATTTACTTAAATCTAAGGGTACTGAAAAAGGTATTCGTGCGTTAATTAACTTATACGGCATACCAGATTCAATACTTTCTGTAAACGAATACGGTGGAACTGATAAAAACTCAGTTGAACCTAACGTTTATAAGGAAAAAACAGCATATACTTTCTATACTTCAGGTTCTTACAATGTGAAAATGTCATGGGCACCATTACTCGCTAATGATTGGATAGGAAATTATGTTAATGATGGATATACGTTACCTGGATATGTTGATGATTTAATTACACCTGATACTATTGAATTTAGATTCAAAACTGATGGTGTACCTAATTCTACTCATTATAGTCAATCTGTATTCCAAGTTGGTACAGGTAGCGCTATGAAGTTTGGAACACAATTAACTTATGATACTACTAATGTAAATTCTAATTATGGTAATTTAAAATTATTCCTATTTAGTTCATCTTCATATGTTACTAGTAGTGCTATTAATCTTCCATTCTATGATAAAGGATGGTGGAGTGTGATGATTAAACGTGAAACTGGATCTTTATCTTTATCACATAATGATGTAAGTAATAGATATTGGGTTTATGTTAAGAATTCTTTATATGATGGATATGATGGTGTTACATTAGGATTCCAAGGATCTTCTAGTGTTTATGTTGACGGTGCTACTTCTGCTTCATATAATGAATCTTGGAATAGCTTTGTCACTAATGCTGAATACGCTGTTGAAGGATATGTTAATGAAGGATATGTTGAACAAATTGATTCATATAGTGCTTACTTAGGTGGCTCCAATAATGGAAATATATTAAGTTCAGGTAGTACTATATTTAAAGGATACTTCCAAGAATTTAGATATTGGGCAGAATCATTAAATGAGTCTACTTTTGATATTCATGTATTAAATCCATCATCATATGTTGGTAATACTTTTAGTTCGTCATATTCAACTTTAGGATTTAGATTACCATTAAACAGTATATATAGCAACACAGTTGATGTTAGCCACTCAGTTCATCCTTCATACGCCGGAAATGGTTTAGCGTCATCTGAATCATTCTATGATGGAGATGCTAGTTGGAGTTTTGCAGATACTATTCCTAATAGTTTCAAGAAAACAGATTATTATGAGATAACTAGTACACCTAACGCCGCTAATAGAAATGTAAGTGATAAGATTAGAATCCAATCTAATACACTTATTTCAGGAAGTACTTTATCTCCATTTACTAGTACTGTTAAACCTACATTTGAAAAAAATCCTAACTCTCATGTTGTAGAAATTGCTTTCTCTCCATCTAATGAAGTTGATAAAGATATTATTAACCAATTTGGAAACTTAAATCTAGACAATTATGTAGGTGATCCTAGAGATAACGCTAAATCATCATACCCAGAACTAACAAGTTTAAATGATTTTTACTTACAAAGATTTGTTAATAGATACAATGTACAAGATTTTGTTCGTTTAATTAAATATTTTGACAACTCATTATTTAAATTAATTAAGGATTTTGTTCCTGGTAGAGCTAATGTTTCTACAGGTATTGTAGTTAAACCTACTATACTTGAAAGAAGTAAAATAGAACGTAATGAACCGGGAGTTATAACACAATATAATTCACCTTCAGGATCTATAGAGATGGAAACCATTACTGGTTCAAATGCTATTGGTAAATACTATAATACATCATACACAGCATCTATTACTACTCCATCAGGTTCTAAAACATATCTTGTTAGAAATGATAATAGAGAAATGTTCACTGGTGATTTTGGTGGTACTACATTAACTGTATATACTCAATCAGCAGGAAATATTATATTTGAAAGAAATACATTACCATCAGGATCAAGTACAGGTATAGGTAACAACTACCAATTATTACCATTTCAACCATTACTTAATAATGTTACTGGTAGTAGAACTACTAATAAATTTACAGTAGTTGATTATAATGGTATAAGTACTAGACCTACTGATTTTGGTTATTTGTTAAGTTGGTCATTTTCTGGATCAACACCTACATACGATAATAATATTTTTAGAGCAGATGTTCAAGATAGTAACTACACAACAGCTAGAATTATTAATCCAAGATATTTAGGTTCTAAAACAACAAGTGCTAAATATAATGTTTATACTAAAGGAGATAAATCATATGGTCAAACAGCCGCTATTGATCATTACCCAGTAACATTTGCTTATTTCAATGAGGTATATTTAACAGGATCTGCATTACCTGAAAGATCTAATGTGTATATTAAGTACTTAATTAACATATTATCAGAAGTAGTTGAATTAAACCGCCAAAACAAAAATTTAAATGATATTCAAAATATCTTTAAGTCTGGGGAAAATGTTGTTATATCATTAACTGATAACCAAAATCCAAGCAACCAGAAATTTTTGGATGGTATTAAATCAACATTCGCAGGTGGTTTTAAGTATGTACCTATATTGTATAATACTTCAGCTCCTGGTTTCCCAACTTTAACATATACTTTAACTTCATCAGTATCATACATTCCAACATCAAGTGTTGAAATCGGCATATACTCAGCCGCTAGCGCGTCTGGTCAGCTTTTCATTAGTGGTGGTGCTTATCCATTAACAAGTAGTAATTTAATATTAGGTGATGATTTGGGTATTATAGATTACAGATACCATTATGTTTCTTCATCTGCGGCTAGATTAAATGATTTATTAACAGTGTTCATCAATTATGATATTGATGTTTTCATGACAGGATCATTTGTAGCAACAAGTACAAAACCTGTCACTGAATGGTTAGGTAATCCTCAAAAATATAATAACTTAAGTGCATCTTATGTATTTAATACTTCTATGAGAATACCTGCTATGGTGACAGAATATACAGGTTCACTTCGAGATCTTATTGTAGGAGCTACCTACCCAGAACCATATAATAGAGGAGAATTAACAATATCAGGATCATGGTGGTATTCAGACTCAAAAGGAGATTATGATTATACTGCTAGTTGGTACAGTGGTAGTACAACATCTCCACCTACAGCATCTGCACTTTATGATGTTACAAGTAGTGTTTATTCTAGACCTCCTATTTCAGCTTCATTATTTGTTCCTATTGAAACAAATTTGAATACAGTATTAACTACTCAAGTATATGATACACCAACAAGTAAAGGATTCTTCTTACGTGATTTGAATAATAAATCAATCATGTCCGGTTCAATATCCATGTCTTATTGGTATGGTGGATTCACTGAAGCTAATTTATTCACAGCATCAATGATATCAGAATCTGTTTCATATTCTGTAGTGGGAACATATGAAAATATTGAGCAAGAATTTATGATGCAACCAGGAGATATGATTAGATTTTATGATGTAACTACTAATACATTCCCAAGGGTATTTGAACGTGAAGTTAAATCTGTATCTGTCCCAAGAACAGATGAGGTTATCCGACTAGGAAGACGTATATTAGTCGAGTTAAATGATAATATACCGTCAAATGCTTGTGAGGAAGCTATTGTTCCTGGTACAACATTGGAAAATGCGAGAATAATTAATAGATTTATTATATTAAGAAAAGATCCGGATGAAACCAATATAGTAATTGACCATACTAAACAGCCAGGATTAACATCCACTGGTATTATTATACCGGAATTCATACCACAAGAATTAAGAAATCAAGCGGGTGATATTGTTAAAGCTCTAAAAGCACAAAACTTAATAACGTAAAAACTATAACTAATATATATTTATAATAGCAATCAACAAGATTTATGGGATATTTAAATAATTCAACAGTAACTGTAGACGCTATCTTAACGAAAAAAGGTAGAGAACTGTTAGCTCGTAATAACGGATCATTTCAAATCACGCAATTTTCATTGTCTGATGATGAGATAGATTACACTTTGTATAATCCAAACCATCCATCAGGATCTGCTTTCTATGGTGAAGCCATTGAAGCGATGCCTGTGCTTGAAGCGTTTCCTGACGAGACACAAATCATGAAATATAAGTTAGTTACTCTACCAAGAGGTACAGCTAAGTTACCAATTATCAATATTGGTTACTCAAGTATTTCATTACGTCAAGGTTCATCACTAGCAATTACACCACAAACATTAAACTACTTAGGAGCTTCATCTACATTTGAATCTTCAGGTTATGTTGCTGTTATAGGTGATGTTAGATTAACTTCTAACTTTACAGGTGTTGGTATCAACACAGCAGAAGCACAAGCTTTAAATTCAACTTCAACTATCGGTACAAACGTAAGTAAAACAATCGTTGGTACTACAATTAATATTACAGCAACTACTGTTAACTCATTATTTGGTTCTCAATCTACCCTATATACTACATTAACTGTAATTGGTAGAGATTCTGGAGCTAGAATTAGTGTTCCTATCGTTGTAACTAAAGTAACTCAATAATAATAAACTATGAGCTTTGTAAGGTTTAACCCTGAAGATTTTGTAATAAGTGCTGAGTCAGTAACTGCTCCATTATGGACAGGTAACACTCCGACATTAAATGCCTTTTATACAGGCTCATCTGCAACATCTTCATTTTATTTAGATGTATATAATTTAACCCCAGGTACTTCTGGATCTGAAACTCAGTTTTCTATCGCGTATGGTAACTATAAAGGTTCAGGTTCAATTCTATTTAATCCATTAGTTACAGGTAGTTCACCAACTAGAACAACTTATGGTCAATATAGAAATTTGATTTACGCTGATGAAAACACATACTTTAATTTTGGTACTGGTAATACAGCATCATTAGACATGTATGTACTTAATGTTAATAGAGCTAGATATAAAGAATCTTTAATGCCTGGTACTTTTAACTTGACACTTTCTGGTTCTAGTTTAGGTGCTCCTGTTTCTTTAAAGTTAACAGATGATAGTAATGACTCAACAGTTATTAACTATAGCGACGCAGGTAGAATTTTCAATATTGTAAGTGGTAGTAATGGGTCATCAGGTGGTCAAACATCAATTACTACAGCGGGTGTTTATGGTAAATTCTTACCAGATGTTGGTTTAATTATTTTAAACCCATCAGCATTATCTCTTACATCTATATTAGGTGGTATTAGTTTAAATGTTAGTCAATCAAGTAACTCATCAGGAAATAATAATGAAACTTTATATAACGCTATTAAATTAGGAGCTTCGTTCCAAATGAATAGTCAAGAAACAATTTCATCTAACTACTTGTTTGTTAGAGTAAAGAATGGTGATTTTAATTATACTACTAATCCATCATTTATAAGTGGTAGTGGTGAATTAGTATTCCCAACTTTAGTTAATAATCCTCAAACATACATGACAACAGTTGGTATGTACAATGATAATAACGAATTGTTAGCAGTAGCTAAGATGAGTAAACCGCTGGTTAAAGATTTCACTAAAGAAGCATTAATTCGAGTTAAGTTAGATTTCTAATGAATGAGTTCAGCCTTCAAAACATTAAAACAGTCGGACGTTACAATCGTTCCTTACGCCGCTAATAAACAGTGGAGTATAGCGAGTGCATCTTTAAGTAATTACAATATAACTGTCTTCCAAGGTCTAAACACCCCTATCCAAGGATATGGTGGAGTTAACAAATCAGGACTAGGTGATTATGTGGGTAGTGGACCCATATTCAATCCTAATACTTTCGCTACTACAACTAATGGTGAATACAAAGCATTAGTTTATCGTTCAATCAAACAACTATATTACCAAAACTACTTAACCAGTTCATGGTTACAGTCATCATCGTCTTTTGACAATTACGATGCGTCTACTGCGGGGTATGGTACGGGAAATGAAGTACAAAAGTATTTTCCCACTGGATCTAACGAAACTATACAAGTATTATCAATTCCATATAATATATTTGGTACTAATATAGTACCTGCGACATTAACGTTAAGTAGCAGCGCATATAACATCGTTGATGATGGTGATGGCAACTTGTATGATTCTAGTTCTTTAGTTGGAAATATCGTTTATTCTCACGGTTTAGCCGTAATAACTAACCAACTATACCAAAATATATTCACTAGTTCGTTTAATCTAGCATTTAAAGGTGAAGTTATCATTTATGATAATGAAGTACGTTGCCATATCAATGAGAATGACTTTAACATGTCATTAAACCCATCAATTCTATCAGATGGTAGTGGTTCAATGTATTCATTTGCTACACAATCTTATTTTCATCCATACGCGACAGCTATTGGGTTATATAATGATACTAATGAGTTACTCGCTGTAGCTAAGTTTAGTACTCCAATTCCTATACCGTCTAATACTGACATGACGTTTGTTGTTAAATTTGATACATAATGATTAAACTAATAAACATATTAAAAGAGATAAAAGAAGATATTAAAATAGTCTTATATAACAAAGGGAAAGATGTAGGAGCAGATTTAGATTTTTCTGATGAAGATATTGAGAATGCTCCTAAAGTACAGATACCCCTTAGCAAGCTAGTTCGCTATGAACCCGCTATAAAGATGAAATCACCTGAATCTATTAAAATTGTTAAGCGCTTAGTTAACCAATATAAGAGTGGTAAAACAATAGATCCAATATTAGTTCGTAAAAAAGGAAATAAATTTCAAATTTTAGATGGTCACCATAGATACACCGCAGCTAAACTTGCAGGCTTATCAAGCATAAATGCTATCATAGTCCCAGATGAAAATATTACAAAAGGTGAGTAATAATTAAAGTTTATGAATAAATGGTTACATTATTTGGATGATGGTACACTCACTGAGTGGCCTGAAGTATTAGAACCACAATACTATGGTTTTATTTATATCATCCAAAATAAAACAAATAGTAAGTTTTACATAGGTAAAAAAGCATTCTTCCATAATAAGAAGAAAAAACTCACCAAAAAAGAATTAGCCGAACAATCAGGACCAGGACGTAGGTCAACTACTAAAACTGAACAGGTAGATAGTGGATGGAAAGCATATTGGGGTAGTTCTAAAGAATTACTCGCAGATATGAAACAGTTAGGTGAAGATCAATTTGAACGTATTATATTACAATTCTGTGATACTAAAAAACAACAGACATATTATGAGATATATCATCAAATTATATATGGAGTTCTACATACCGAGAATAGCTATAATGATAACATTTTAGGTAAGTTTTTCCGTAAAGATTTGGCCTCGCAGGAATAAGACGTTAACTTCTAAGCATGCTAAATGCCGCATTAGTAAGTACAGTCAATAGTGTGTTGGGTAAGGGAAAGGAAACAAGTGGTAATAACTACGCGTATCAATGTCCATTTTGTCAACATCACAAACCAAAACTAGAGATTAATCTAGTACCTAACTCCAAAGGTGAGAATTTTTGGCATTGTTGGGTGTGTAATGCTAAAGGCAAATCATTACTTGGT